CGTGTTAGCATCAAATGAACGTCAATCTTATTCTGACCACCGAATGCCCAGCCATTAAAGTGATTGTCTGGATACTGATTTGGATCACAATACTTTTTCATTTCAGCATACCAATCGTCACTTTGTTTATGTGTACGACCTTGTAATACGTTTAAGAACTTACATTTACCATTGCGATTGTTAATGAAGTATTCGTTATTGATATGGGTAGCACTAATAGCTTCTTCAATAGTACTGATACCGTGAAGACTGACGCCATTCTTATCTTTCATATGAAAGGTGGTTAATGATTGTGAAGGAATATCAAGGACCATACCATAGTCCATATATGTGTCCATCCAATTCAATACTGCTTTACGCTTAACCATAGCTTTAGGGCAGTTAGGATCCTTCCAATCAGCTGGCCATTGACCTTTAAGAATCTGAAACCCACCACTGTCACCTAACATAAACGTTCCAGCCTCACGTTCTCTAATGATACTTTCACTAGGATCGTTTTTAGTAGTATCTAAGTTTGCGTGACCAGCAGAGTACAGTCCCCATTTGTAATAGTAGAGACCTTCTTTGCTATTAAGAAAGTTTAATTTCTCAACATCACCATTAAATTGTGCAGGAATACGTGCAGGATCAAAGTATTGTTCACCTTTACGTTGTTTACCCAAGCCAGCAATATAGAAACTACTGACTGCGGGTAAAAACAATGCCCAATCTGGGTTTTGTTTTTGTGATAGATTGTCTTGTTCCATTAAACTTTTACTTCTTCTTTTAACAATGTTTGAACAATTTTAATTTGTTCTTCTTTGTCTTTGATTTGATTAACAAGGTCTTTGATAGCTGGACTAGTTTCTGCTAATCGTTCACGTTCAAGTTCCTCATTACGCTTTTTTCGTGCCCACTCTAACAGACTAACTGCCTCATCACTTAAGTTTATATTAGCGTGATGCGCTGAAAGGATAATCCAAGTACTGCCATCATACACTTCTATGTTCTGATTATTAGGATTATATCGCATATTGCCTACACCGGGCGCATTGCTATAGTTGCCAATATAAGTTGATCCAGGATTTCCACCTGATACAGTTAAGAATGGACTACTAGAGTGTATGCTCTTAATCATTTTGCGTTAGCAGGCAATAGATATGTGTATGTAGCCAGACCTGAATCTACTGTAATCTCAGTCGCACCCGCATCAGCGATACGAACTTTCTTGTCACCTGGCAAGTCCATAATAGCTAAGAACACTTTAACTGGCCAGTTCCAAGCTTTGTTTAATGAACCAGTAACACCTGGTTGAAATACAAAGTTACCACTGTGAGTTGATGGATCACCAAAATTAACTTTCAAGTCACCGTTAACTGTTGAAAATGTAAAATGTTCTTCTTCACTGTTAGCACTTGCTTGTTTCTTTAGTCGCTGAATGCCTGCAATAGTAGGTTCAAACTCAACATTCCAAGTAGTACCTTTGAATGTAACACTTTTAACTTTTTCTTCTACAATTGATTTAGTCATCAAACGATAGTCATTAACAAATGAACCATCTTTTGTTTCAAAGTGAATAGTACTAGGTACATCGACACCATCACGATTGGTACGTAATACAGAGATTTTAGCGTGTTCATCATAGTCATCAAAACCAAGAATAGTTTTGAGTTTAGTTAAGTTAGGCATACCGAAAACACCGATGAAGTCAGCGATTGGGCTATTCAATACACCTGATACAATAACAGTTTTCTTTTCTGAAATTGCATTGATGTTTGTCTCAGTATCAGTACCTGAAACTTTAATTAAGTCTACATCTCCTAGACCGTTTGTGTGTGTAATTAAATCTTGTAAATAATCTTTCATGTTTTTCCTTTGTATACCTATTTAGGCAGTTTATGTTATCTATTATATTATATTTTATTGCGTAATGCAATAGCAATTTACCCGAAGCTAAACAAATCATCGAATGTACTGTTAGTATCTGTGCTACTACGAATATCCCAACCAAGTACTCCCAACAAGTTATCAATCTTTTCATCAACCAATGTTTGTTCCATTGCTTGGTCATCAAATGGTAACTCTGTGAACCATTTTGGCAATCGTAATTCGTCAACTGGATATGCGACACTGGTAAAGCCTAATGGATTGGGTTTAAGTTTACATACTACTACCTTCATTCCATCAATAATCTTCTGACTATAATTGTCACTGTTAACTCTACGCAAGTAATTGTAATTAAGTGCGGCTCTTACGTGCCCGGGCATATTTGCACGACCAGTACTACTCTTAGCTTCTAAGTCGCCATACATTGTAAGTTTGTTTACACCTTTAGGAGAACCTTTAGTCCAACTATCTTGTGCAGTCAATACTCGTTTAAAGTCTTTGATAGCTTCAATAACTTCCTCACGACCTTTACCTTGTTGCAGAACCATTTGCAATACATTCATTAAGAATTCTTGTATGTATTTAGGAGTGTCAGCACGTTTTAAATCAAGACCCATAGCTTTGATATCACCAAGCTTACCATCTTTATCTTTACGCTTACCTTCTTTGTCAAAGATGTTAATAGCATAACGCTTCTTAACAATAAAGATAGCACGATCACCAATTAGTTCACGACCAGCTTTGATAATCTCACCGTTCTTACGAGGAGCGTGAAATGCCTTCTCCATAAATGATGGGAAACTTTCATTAGCTTGGTCAGCAATACTATCGTATAGTCCGATACAAAGTTCTTTGTCCCATACTAATTCACCTTTATCAATCTGTGGCTTGAGTGTAGGATAAGCAGTGAAGTAACAACTATCAGTATCACCATATACAATTGCATTGCCTTCGTGTGAATAAGTACCTTCAACTGATTCATTGATGGTACTCATCATATGACGAACAATCTGACGACCAGATAAAGTAACACTTTGACCAATACGCTTATCATAGAAACGACAATGTTCATTTAACAATGCACCATATGCTGAGTTCAATAAAATCTTACGAACAAGTTGTCGCTTGTCCCAGTATTCTCTATCCTCAGTAGTAGTTGACTCTTTGAGTTTCTTCTGCATTTCTTTACGGTCTGAGTACCAGCGTGTTAATAGTCCGGGAACAATGCCTTCTTTTTCATAAGTAAAGATTGTACCATTAGCACTAAGCATCCAGGGCTTGTGACTGTCAAATATCATCTTCCAAACTTCTGCGGCACTCATTTCTTCAGTACGACCATCTTCAAAATCAACTGTAAGCATAGTACCACGCTCTTGGTTCATAATCGCAGTATACTCTAATGCACCGAACAGGTTCTCCCATAAGATAGCACCAGTTACATCATCGTCACCTTCTTTATAGCGTTTCTTCTCACTTGCTAGTCGAAGGCCTTTGTCTTTCATATACTGGTCTGTGATTGTCTGTCTGATTTGAGCAACGATGGTCTCACCGCCCATGTTAAGGGCACGAATAACCGAGGGGTAGAGCGAGTTAATGTCGACGGCTCCGACATATTCGTGCATTCCTCTTTTCGGCGTAGCAACAAAGGCACCTGCTGCCTGCTGGACTTCTTCTTCATTTTCAACCTTTCGTTTTTTATCTGGAACAACAAGCCCACGTTCGTGAGCCTCATTAAAAATAGCCATTTCAATCATTGCCACCGAACCCATTACTGTTGGGAGTAGTACAGTGTTTTCGTGTGCAAGTTGATTAGCTAATTCTAAAAACTTAAGTTTGTTGTGAATCTTCACCAACAACATCGTATCTTGTCTATTGTATTCAATAAACTTCTTAAAGTCTTTGTTATACAGTTGGTCAAGAGTACCTTCATATTGTGTTTTGTTTTCACCGACTTCCATCTCACCGATACTATCAAGTTTGTAACTATGGCGTGATTCATAGTTATACTTCTTGTATAGTTGTAGATAGTCTAAGTGAATGCGGCCTACTAAGTCATAAGTTGTTTCACTCTTACCGAATCGTTCGTATTCTCTAGCTTTGGGAAGTTGACCCATCAAGCAAAACTTGCGTGTGTCATCTTTACTCATCACACGTGTAACACGATTGACCATATAGGGAATATCGTAGCCCTCTGAGTTCCAGCCAGTCAATACATCAGCATCTTCGATGAGTTGAAAGAAAACATCAAACATTTCCTTCTCTGATTTGAAAAGCATAGTGTTCTCAAATTCATTAGTGATTTCTTGGGCTGTTTCACTGCTCATATGTTTTGGAGCAATCACTAATGTAATGCATTGGTCTAGCCAATCTAAGTAACAACTGATAGCAGTTACAGGATTGAATGGATCACTAGTAGGACTGAAACCCTTTTCAGGATCAAAGTCCACCTCAATGTCAAAGAAGCAAGTATGAAGTTTAGGTGCATCAACCTTAAGATAGTTTTCTGAAAGACAACGAAAGACCACGTTAACATCACTTTCAAATAATTTCTTACCTGAATGAATGCGTCTTTCTTTTTCAAACTCCTGTCGTTTGCGAGTACTGAAACGACTGACTGGATCGCCATAAATGCTACGATGTTTACCCTTAGGGTCAGTATAATACATTACATAGTTAGTAGGGTATTCTTTGTATTGACGCTTGCCGTTACTATCCCGTTCTACCACGTAGATACGATCCTCATCCCTGCTGTGAATAGCGTCAACGTAACTCAAAGTGTTTTGCCCACAGTTTCCAAGATAGTGTTGAGTTCATCATGGTCTTTGTTAGTCTGACCGAGACTTGCCTTGTGTGCAATCTTAATTGCTTTCTTCAATGTACTTGCTTTGATTTCAAGTTCTTCTGCAACTGCTTTGATAGTGTCGTTTAGTCCACCATTCAATGTATCAATTTCGTGTAGTACAGTCATACCCTCATTGACTAGTTGAGTTAGCTTAATCTTTGCTTCACCGTTAAAGGTTCTGTTGTAATCTGACATAGGTTCTCCTTAAATAATTAGTTAGTATACTTGGCTTGCGTAGAGAAGTCAAGTATTTTGCTTACCTTCGACAATCTTCTTGACCAAAGTATGCAATCCTGGGTTGACTCGTAATGCGTGTGGCATCAGTTCATTGCGAATATAGTTTCGGGTATAGCGTGAGTTTTTATTTGATTCATCTTCGATCCAAGGCACATTATGGCTTTCACACCAATAGATGAACTCTTGCTTTCTTGTAGTTAAGAATGGACGTAACACATTGTTACGTGTTAATGGGATAACTTTGGGTGTGCCGTTGAGTGCTGAATGGATATATGTTTCTACACAATCATCTAAGTGATGACAAGTGATGACTGGGCCAAGCTCACTTAAAAAATCATAGCGTTCTCTGCGCCAGTATTCTTCCTGCGATTCTTTGCTACCTTTTTGACCGCGAGGTGATCCGTACAGCATAGGAATATTGTTATCACCACAATACCTAGAAACAAACTCACTAGCTTTCTCACCGTTTTGTGTTCTGTGATTAAAATGAGCAATCGTTACTTCGTGCTTGCGACTTAGAAAGTCAACAACTGCCATACTATCTACACCACCGCTACAAGCGACTGTGATACTTTTGGGTAAGGGGACTGTTAACTTAATCATCTATGCATTATAGCATAGATATTTGATTATTGAAAGATATGATGGTTCTGTTCACCATATATTTTGATGTACTTGCCCGCAAGCATATCTGCCATAGCTTCGATTGGGCTACCTGGATAGCTATCACCGGGCTCAATCATATTTAATTCACCTTGACGAACGTGAACCAATTCGTGAAATACTGTACGCAGTATATCTACTAGGTTACGATTGTTTACGTATACCCAAATTTTATCTTCACCCATTTGATGACCACCGGTGTGATGATTATTCTGTGCTTCGTCAGTATCCATACTAAGTTCAATCTGTGGCTTAGTTTTTAAATGTAAACGTTTACACGCCCAATCACAAAACTTGTCAACTTCTTGTTGTAAGTCATTATCACCACCCTCATCTAGTTTATTCTTAATCCAACTGTCAGGATTACGATGATATTTTTTGACAAACAAATCGTGCAGAGCTTTACCTGTGATACGGTGTTTGCTTGCGATTCTTCGCATTAGTTTATCAATGGTATTATAGTCGTGCTTTTCTAAGCTAGGCAATTTTCTTGCTAGTTCAGTTGCGGCTGATTCGTTAATAATATCTACACTTCGCATTTTTAATTAAATTTGTATGTTTTATAATTGTGTACTAATATTGTCCCGTCACTTTGTGTAACAGTATGGATAACTTTATAAGTTTCTAACCAGTTTTTATACACGGTCAATGAATCGTTAGTATGTTCTTGTTCACTTACCTGTTCCCAGATAGCAAGTTGTTCTGGTGATTTATTTAAACGGATCCACTCAGAAATTGGCACCATCTCCGGTAATTCAGAAACATAAGTATGTGTTGTTGTACCAGATTCATCAGTGACAGTTTCTACAATAGTAGTCATATTAATTCCAATCAATATAGAGTATTTATCGTATTTACTAAATACAAGATGAAATTTGAAAATATACAAACGATACAAACACCGTATTCTGTACATTCTATGGGTCAAGCTCATTTTACTCCTATATACAGATTCGATTTTGTCCCTGAAATAGACCTATTAACTCTAAAATCTAACATTAATAGTGCAGTTAACGATGGTAGAACTACATTTGTAACAGAAAAATCTAACCCTTATATTGATACTTTACATAAAAATATGATGAAATGTGTGAAGGATATTTTTTGCAGTAAAAATGATTTAGGTGAAATAATGCAACAACATTGGTGGTGGTTAAATGAGAATACATTTGATACTAAATGTCACCCGCATACAAGAATCGTTGAAGATAGAAAAGGGCATTTAATGACCTCCCATGTTGACAATCCACGTGTATTAGCAAATTTTATCATTAACCTTACTGATAATCAATCTTCAACAGAACTTGTTGACTATAAAGATACCAATAAAGTAATATATAAAGCAGAGATTAAAAAAAATACAGGTTTACTTTTTTTTAATACAGGTGGTTGCGTTCATAAAATAACAGTTATTGATGAAGTCCGCCACGTTTTATTAGGCTCAATATTATTAAATATGGTTATATAATATGAAAATAGTAAACGTAAAACCAATTATTACTCCTTATACAAATCCGGGAACTAATGTTATACATCATACCTCATTATATAGATTTGATTTAGAAACCAATGTGGATTTGCTGGAACACGAATTAATTTTACATCCAACTAAATTATCTGGTCGAACACTATATTGTAGTACAAAGTTTCAATATTGCATTGAAGAATTTAAACAAAGTATGATGCATTGGGGTCAGCACTTATTATTGAATGATGAACTTAGTAAAAATTTCTTTGGAACATGGTGGTGGTTAAATAATGATAACTTTACCGATATATGTAAAGCAAACGCTTATGTGTCCAAGGATACAAAAGGTTTTTCAATGGGAGTACACGTTGATAACGCTAGCATATTAGCCAACTTTATAGTAAATCTTAAAGATAATATATCTTCAACTACATTTGTAGATTATAAAGACCTAGGTAACATAATATATCAATCAGAAAATAAAAAGAACACAGGTGTTATATTTTTTGGTACTGGTGGAAACGCTCATTCAATCAATATTGAAGATGATGAGCGTTATGTATTAATGGGTTCTATTTTATTGTATAAGAATCTTTAATTACACCAAGAAGTTTTAGCTTCTCCGTAGTACTCTCTTGCAAATCCATTTTGTATTAGCATCATTCTTAAACTTTGTCCATCTAATAATATATCACCTAATACACGACCACCATACTTATCCCAATCAGCGATAGCTACTTGTCGTTTCTGTGCTTTAGTGATAGCATTTTTTGTAAATGCAGTAGCGGCTTGACCACGTTGGTCTTCACTTGGACATTGCGCTCTATGACCCTTCTCAGGTGTATCAACACCAAACACACGAATACTTAGTTCTTGCTTTAATGGTGGGGGTAAAAAGTTTGCTTGAAATGCTACAGTGTCTCCGTCAATCACCCTAGTGATCGGGAAATCATATATGTTCATTGGCTTTTGTTTTTGTGCAACTGCAACAGTAGATATTGCTAGCAATAGGATAGTTAATAGTGTTTTCATAATAATATATTTTTGTAGTCCATAAACTTTGCGTGTCTATCTTGTAATCCACGCATTGCAGGATTGATTTTTTGTGTTACGGCTTTTGTATCATTGAAGTTATTTATATGTGGCTTAACACGTGTCTGCCAATACCATATAGCAATCTTTGCCGCAATATCAGGACGTTCTGCTAACTCAGGTTGTTGCAGTAAAGGTATATTCAATGCAGTCTGTGCCATACGATAGTTATCACGACCGGTCAATTGAATGAAACCCCTGCCGTGATACTTCTCACCATCACCTACATTTTTATTACCTAATATCTTAGCTGTTTTTGGACTATGTTTAGGATCATACTTCTTAGCAAAATATCCTTTGCCCATACCTTTTTCTTTTAATCTACTAAAGTCCCACGATTCGTGGTTAGTCTGTGCCATAAACTGTG